TAGTGATTTTCCATTCGTATTTTCCGAGTACGTAGTGATGGGTAGCTTTGGGGATTGGTTGCAAGCAGACGGGCAAAACTCGAAAGCGCAAGTTGCGTATGAGCAATCGGAAGCAATCTTGCAGACCGAACTGGACAAGCTCGAAAGGCAGGAAGGACAGACCCAACCCATACAATTTACCACTTACGGAACAACCATAGCAACACCAGCATAACTTATCATGGCATCAACATCAGAATACAGAGGGCTTGGCCTTAATGGCGGGGAGTACATCAACGATACTGCAGTACACAACAATACCAAGGGATGGTTTGCCATCCAAGCGACTGAGGATACCGTGCTTGCCGCACAATCGAGCAACATCACGAACTTGGACGATATCTGCACGGGGCAGGATGGGACTACTCTTTCTGCAGGCATGGTACTCTACGGGAACTTTACCAGCATTGATCTGACCAGCGGAGCAGTAATCGCTTACAACGTCTAGTCGTGGGTAGCTCGACCATATCGCTTGGGCTTGGCTTGGGCGGGGGAAAAGCGTCAACCGCTTCGGGCAATCCGGGTGGTGGCGGAGGGTTTAGTAATTCAGCATCCGTCGAATTTGACGGATCGGACGATCACTTTTACTTGGATAGTAACTTATCATTTTCAGGTGAGTTCACGTTTAGTATGTGGTTCAAACACTCTTCTGGGGATTTTTCGTATCTGATAAACCCGTATATCTTGCTTTACGGGTCTTCATACGGGCTGAAGGTTCTGGTGCGTAGTTTAGGGACTATTACAGTCTCAAGCGCTTATTCTATGGATACTTGGCATCATGTTGCTTACATTCGGGATGGGTCAAACAATACCACCCTGTACCTTGATGGGTCTTCGATAGGCACGTCTTCATCTAGCGCTACGGCAACTGTTAGACAGTTGGGAAGCTACGGGACTTTGTACGAGCTTGGCGGAAAGATGGACGAGATTGCCTTTTGGGATTCCGACCAAACCTCGAACCTTTCTACAATTTATAATAGCGGAGTACCCGAAGATTTATCGGGACTTAGTCCGACCAATTGGTATCGCATGGGGGACATAAACGGTTCTTCGGGAACGACCATTGCCGATCAAGGTTCTGGAGGAGTAGACGGAGAACTAATTAACGGGCCAACGTATTCAACCGACGTACCATCGTGAGCAGAACATATTGCATAATAGACGCATCCGACGTCTCCTCTGTTGACTTCGACCAAGTTTACGAAACGAGCGCAGATACCCTCCGATACAACATTGCAGAAGATCAGACATTCGTAAAGTATAGCGGGAACAAGCCACGCTTCTTGTACGGTAAGGATACTTATACGCACTCGCAAATGCTTGATATTCTTTCCACAAGTGCGTGGACTCCACCCATACCACCTTCAGAGAGCGATGAATAATGGAATATTCTTCATACATGTTTCTTGGACTTGGTGTTGCAGTATCCGTCCTTGGATTTTTCCTCAAGCGAATGAAGGAGGAGATTGACGTGCAAAAAGCAAAGACTGCGAAGTTGGAGATATCCTCCGCTCGACACTACGAAAAGATAAGAAACTTGGAAAAGCTTGCGGAAGACAGGCGTAGCGACGTGAAAAGGATTTACGAATTGATAGGCAAGAAATGAGCGAAGGACTATCTGAGAACACGCAAGTAAAGGCAAACTTAGCATTTATGGCAAAGACCATTGCATTGGTCGGTACTGCTGTTTGGGGATACTCCGTAGTATGGAACAAGATATCCAGCTTGGAGAACGACAACGTACGCATGAGGCATGAGATGGAACTCAACAGCGAATTTCGGATAAAGTGGCCCAGAGGAGAGATCGGCGCATTGCCCGCTGATGCTACGCAGGACATGAACATTGAGCATTTGAAAGACCGAGTGGACAAGCTCGATGAACACGTTGACAAGCTAAGGCATGGCACAAATGGAGCGGGTCACTAATGTTCGAACTACTTACTTTGTTCCTGACTGGTGGTGGTTCAGCCGCAATGGGGAGCATCCTAAAGGGTGTCTTCGGAGCGATGACGGATGCTCGTCAGCAGAAGTACGAAATGGAAATGGCGCGGGAGTGCAGGAACAATGAGTTTGCAATCAAGTTTCAAGAGTCTCTCAACAATGGACCTGGTGGTGCGTTCACTCGCGCTACTCGTCGTATGCTCGCACTTATCGGGATGTCTACGCTCTCATTCATCACCTGCATTACGACAATCTACCCAAGCATTCCACTCATCAGCACAACAAATATTACCGGGGAAGGAAAACGAGAATTTCTTTTCGGGCTCATCAGTTTTCCAGCGAGCCAGACCCCTTTGGTCGTTACAACGGGACATATCGCGCTCTTTGAAGCGACAGTCGTCCTCCCCTTGATTATCGGATTTTATTTCACACCCGGAGGAAGAAGATAATGAGAGACGGTCTTTATGGAATTTGCGGAACGCTTGCTACTTTTAGCGGGTCATTGCACGAAGTGGTGGGTGTGATTGCCGGATCGCTCACTATTGTGTTCATGTCCTACAAGATTTGGCAGGAGATAAAGAAGAGAAAATGACACGCTATCGTTCATACGGACAACTTGACGATCCCGTAGTGATTGATGGGGACAATGGGTTCGTTGGGATTAATTCCTACTTAGAACCGACCAGTTTGAAACAAGGGTTCGTTCAGACATCCGAAAATATGCGCTTGCTTGGTGACGAAGCGGAAGTGCGCAAAGGGATAGACTTCTTGGCTGGATCAATTAGTGGTGGACTCATTACTTACAATGGATCGGATGAGCAAGTATTCGCCAGCACTTTGTTCAGCGACCCAGCGACTGGTACTGAGTTCTTGGTTGTCGCTACCAAGAGCAAAGCAATCATTTGGAACGATGCGAACAATAGTGGTATTGGCATTGATTATCCCGGTAGTGAAGTCGTTGCATCAGCGGACGGTGCGAGCTTCGTGCAAAACTTTGAGAAGCTCATACTATTCAGAGGTTCTGGAAAACGACCATTGGAATGGGATGGTGATTTTAGCACGCCTTCCGACTTTACCGTAAAAACAAGTACGGCAAGCGGGAGTGGGATTGCATGTCCGAACACTACTTTCGGAATAAGCTTTCGCAATCGTTTGATCATTGCCAATCCACCAACTACAGGTGCTGGTCCATCCGGGGATAGTAACTACAGCATAATCATGTCAGATTTGCTGGAAGGAAATAATTTCACCGCTGGGGATAGTCAGTTCAGATTCAACAAAGGATCAGCAGATTTTCTGGTCGGATTCATACCCTATCAAGAAGATCAGTTGATCGTGTTCATGCGCAACTCGATACATTTGGTAAATAACGTTGCGACAACTTCTGCCGCAAACACTTACGAAATCACTCGTCAGCACGGATGCGTTGCTAGAAAGAGCATTGCCCAGAGCGGGCCACAAACGTTCTTCCTTAGCGATAACGGAGTGATCGTACTTAGCCCCGGGGTTGATCCTGCAAAGGGCTTGGGAGTGGCAATAAGCAAGGTACAAGGGGAGACTATCCCCATGACTCAGGACATACAAGACCAGTTTAACGAGGTAAACTTCAAATATGCCGATCTGTCCTGCGGTGTAGTGCATGATAACAAGTACTATCTGGCAGTCCCAGTAGGGTCATCTACCAAGCCGAACAAAGTATTCGTTTACAATTTGCTCACTTCTACTTGGATTAGCGTAGATTCCTACCCTGCAATGTTTGGCAGTCTGGCATTCCAAGTGGATGATTGGGTAATCTGTTCGCACGGAAGCAATCCTACCCTTCGCAGACTGTTCGCTTGCAATCCGACCGGGTGGTACTTGATGGAACAAAACGCTCTGGATGACAGCAATAGAAAGATTGGGAGCAGTTCCGAAGACGACACTACTGCAATTACTGCCAAGCTAGTCACCAGGAACTTTAACTTTGGTGATCAATCGGTCAAGCGATGGAGGCGCGGACAGCTTGGGGTGGATACCGCAGAGAATGATGCGATGACCATAGAAGTCAATGGTGACGACCCGGACAATCTGAGCAATCAAGTACTTAGTTATACCGGGCCTGCTGATGGTGATGACGTCATTCGTTTCGGGAG